AAGCGCCGTTATTATCGGTTGTGGGTTCGCACGCTGTATGCGCGTGGCGCTTTTGAGTCTAAATTTCGTGAATGGGAGTCAATGACATGAGACCAGAAAAAGAATACATCCACACAGACGGAAAGACATATTTAACAGACCGCAAACGCGGGATTAATCGACTATATAAACTAACCGTTTCACAGGCGGTTTATTTTTACGTTCCCGCAACATCTATCGAAAATGCGCTGCGCTATTATTCTGAATGGTGCGCGGTCGGAAGTGCAAACCCTTTTCCAGTAAAGGCCGTCGAGATTGTGGAAGATTGTTTCATTGACTTGACGCACGATCACTTGTCAGATTAGCGGTCTTGCGTGACTGATTCACAAGTCCGCACTTCTCAGGCGGTAAAAACCTTTCGCACACTTTCAGGATTAGGGGACGCAGTTTTTGCGGCGCCTATCGTTGCACACTTCGCAAAATCTCAGCCGGTGACGGTCGCAACAAATTACCCTGACGTTTTCCACTTCATCGAAAATGCAAACACGATTCCCATGGACGCCGCGCCGTCGGATGCCGTGCGCCTTCGCTACATGCCGCGCCCCGGTCATAACTATTACGAAGACTACTGCAAAGCGGCAGGCGTCCCGATGCTGCCTTTTGAATTGCCGTGGAAAGAAGAGGCGCCTAAACTTTCAGAGATATTCAAAACGTACCGTAAAGTCTGCTTGATAAAAGAGCCAAGTACCGCACACATGCACCGCAACCGCAACGATTTTTCAATCACTCCAGATCATAGAGTGATTCAACGGTGGATGCTCGACAATCGCGACCGCTTTTACTTCATCGCGATTGAGCACGAAACAAACACGATAAAAAACCGCCTCGTCGGCATCGACTACAAATTTTCGTCACAGCATCCCGTCGGCAGCTACCTAAGCTTGATTTCGCGCGTTGACCACATCGCAACGCAAATCGGCCACCTTGCGCCTTTGGCTCAGGCTTTCAGAAAGCCGCTAACTCTTTTCAAACCTGAACAAGAAAACCGCTCAGGGTTTATGAAATACGTGACGCCCGAAATGATTCTCGTCCCGAAAGAATATGCGCCCGCGCCGGTAGAGGTTATATGACTTGCCCATGTTGCCAATACCCCACCGACGTTCGCCGCCCTGCGTGGGTTCGTTGGCCGCTATCTGGTCTGCTTCACTGCCAAAACTGTGGGCACCTCTGGCAAGAAACCGTTGAGCCCATGAAGTACGGAGCCGAATACGTGGCGGGATACGCCGGACGCCCTACCGTCGAGCTTTCATGGGTGCGCCTCGCGTTCTTGTGGCTTTACAAAAAATCAGGCCGCATTCTCGACATCGGTTACGGTGACGGTGAGTTCATCCGTCAGGCATCGCGCGCTGGATTTTTCACGATGGGTTACGACGCACATGGCGATGACATCGGGGTGCCGGTGGTCAAAGACTTACAGCCGGGTGTTTTTGACATCGTGACTATGTTCGACAGCTTTGAGCATTTACCGGACTTGAACGAGCCATTTAAGGCAGCGCCGTCAATGTTTGTCGTCACCGTCCCGTGGTTGCCCGAAGGCGTCACGGACGAGTCAATCAGGGCATGGCGGCACTATAAGCCGAACGAGCATTTACACTATTTCACTGAAAAATCCTTGCGCGCTGTTTTCTCTCGCCATGGTTACGGCATGGAAACCCGCGAGCCTATCGAAGATATCATCCGCAAGAATCCGCAATCGTCCCCAAATACTATGACATTTATTTTCAGGAAGGTAATAATTTGAAACACATAGACCTTTACACCCCCTCAGGAATCGGCGATATCTACTGGGTTCTGATGAAACTCGCCCGCCGTGCGAACGAGATCGGCGCAAAATTCCGCATCCACACGCCGCCGGGTTCAGACATCAAAATGCAGCGCGGTAAGTTTCTGGAGTTTATCGACTGCGTTGAGAGCGTCACCCCTGATGGCATCACCTACCCGGCATTGATTAAGAAAGCCAAAGAGGTCGGGCACTATACAGAATTGCAACCTGTCATGTATTGCGAGTGCAACACATGGCTTGAAGAGGGAAACCGCATTGAATTTTACCTCCATGAATTTCCAACCGAGTTTATTTTGAATTGGCAGATAAACCACGAATCTTTACGACGCGCAAAAAAGCACATCCGGCAGGATAAGAAAAACATTGTCGTTTACACAAGCGGCGTTGCCAATAACGAATCATCGTCTACTGGAAACTGGAAAGCCTCAGACTGGAAGCCGAGAATCGAAGCACTTGCCGCCATGCCTGATGTAAATCTGATTTGGATAGGCGCGTCTTATGACACCGACCTTTTAAAAGACTTTCGCGGGTCGTTTCACCATGTGCTGATTGACGAACCGGCGGACGTGATTGTCATGCTTTTAAGGATGTGCGACGGTTTCATTTCGTATCAATGCGGGCTCTCTGTCATTTCCGTCATTGAAAAAATCCCGACATTCATGCTTTACTTTCGCAAGATTGACAAACTGCGTTTCGGGTTCAACCCGCCGGATGGGATTTACGAGGCGCCGTTCTTTGACTACCGCCCGGATTTTACGGGATGGGTCAAAGACTTGCCAATGCGTGATATTCTCGGACGCGGCAAGAATCTTGCGGATTACACTTTTTGGGTAAATGATAATGTCGAACAGACAGAAAAAGATTGGTTGGAAAATCCAAAAGGACACGCCGAGCAGTACCAGACGATAGCAGACCTGACTGGGCCAATCGTTGAGGTTGGTTGCGGTTCAGGGCAGTTAGCGACGCATATAAAAAATCCGTACACCGGATTAGATCAATCAGACAAACTGCTTGAACTTGCGCGGGCTAAGAATCCGGATAAGGTTTTCGCGCTTGTGAACATTCGCCGCATCGACCCAAATATCTACAAGGCGGATAATGTTTGCGCGTTTGGCTTTATGAAGCATTTTGCGTTAAAAGAGTGGGATTCAATCTTCGGGCGCTTGGCAACGATGGCCGCGAAAACTTTGACCATCGAAACCCCGCTTGCTGAAACCGAGTGGGAGGAAATCGGTTATGACTTCCCGCATGTCTTCGTAACTGACGAGCGCGTCAGGCGCAACGCTGCACAGAACGGATTTAAGGTTGTAAAGGTCAGCGAGAACAGCGCGAACGAATTTACGTACCGCATGGAGCGCGTCGGGTAATGCTGGCAGCACAGCAAGAATACAAAGCGTATATTGGCGACATGGAAATCGGATTTGCAAAGCCTGAGCCCTTAGATATTTCCATCGAAAGAATAAGGCCAGACAAAGACGACACACAAAGCGAAGGATGGCATGTTATAAGCGAAACCGCCGAGTGTATTATCGGCGTTGAATCACATTTCAGAATATTGGTAAAATTTGACCGTAAAGCGGCTTGGCGATTTCATCCCGCGAAATGGTCACAAGAATGCCGCAAGATTAAAAGGCGGCTTCGTCAATGATTCACGAAAACCGCCTAAAGCCCTATCATAGATCATGGGATAAAATGAAACTTGGCGCGGTCTGGAACTTTTGGGACGGTGAAGAAAACCTCGCGGAGTCGGTCGAAGCAATACGGGCGCACGTTGACTTTCTCGCTCTGGTATGGTCTGCCAAAAGCGTTTACGGAGAATCACGGACGCAAGAAGATTTAATCAAAATCGGCAAGCTGTGCAAGTCTCTAAAGTTTGACGAGATTGTCAGGTTCGAGCCAATCGGCACCGGGCAAGACGGCGAAGCGCAAAAGCGAAATCAGGCGATTGACCTTTGCCGCGTGTTCGAGTGCACCCATTTTATGAGCATAGACCCCGACGAGATTTTGAAGCCTGAGCAATTCGCCCTTGTGAAGTCTGAGACCATAGAGTATAATTACGCGTCAACGGTTGCCCCGGTGGATTTTAATTATTTCGATAAAGGCATGCACCCCCGGCGCATGGCTGAGTTTGTACCGATGATTTACAGGCTTGACGGTAAACGACGTTTTGGTAAATCTCAGGGATTCCCCGTAAAGGCAAATGGCGCACGCAAATTAACGACGCGCGGGAAAAGCAAAGACGACCTCTACCGCATTTACGTCGCCGACGAAGTGCTTATCCGTAATCGTCAAGGCAAGAGAAACACGGCCGAAGACTACGCGCGAAGCCTCCGCAATAACTTTTACTCACAAGAAAGCAATGTCTAAAGGCTACGTTTTACCCGTTCGCGACTGTGCGCAAATCTTAGGCGTAACCCCGGACACATTGAGGGCTCGCGGTTATAACCCGGTAGAGCGCGGAAAATATGACATAGCCGAGATCGTCGCCGCTGAGTTTCGCCGGGTCAAAGGTAACGACCGCCGCGCGAATATCGAAACTGAACAGGCCCTCTTACTCCGTGCCCGCCGTCAGAAACTCGAAAACACAAACGCCGAACACGCCGCAACGCACATCCACATTGACGACATTATTTCAATAATGACAGACCACATAAACGGCGCAAAAAAAAAGCTTTTAACAATCGGCGTTTCTCTGTCTCAATCGGTAGCCGCCGAGGACAGCCCGAAAAGAGTGGCCGAGATAATCGGCGACGAAGTAAAATCCGCCTTAGAGGAACTGACTTTTGACCTCAGAGAAAACTTTACTTCAGCGGCTCTGCGACGCCTTAGCCTCCGCATGGCGGCCACCTCCGAAACTGACATTGAGTCAGTGGACGGAAAAAAACCTCGTCCTAAGCGCGGAGTACGCAACCGAGCAAGGTAAGTTTTCTTTTAACCGTGCCCCGTGGCAGCGGTGGTTTTTCGATCTTCTTTCCTCAGACCATCAAGAAGTAAATATCATGTGCTCGGCACAGATATCTAAGACGCTTTTAATGCAGGCGTACTGCGGTTATCGGATAGAGACTTCGCCATGCCGCATCGGCTATTATACCAGCACGGAAAGCACAGCAAAGAAGTTTGCGAAAACCCGCTTTAATCCCATGGTGCGAGACGTTCACTCGCTGCGGCCTTTAGTCTCTGAGGCTGGGCGCGGAAAAGGGACAAACATTATGTTCCGCGAGTTTGTCGGGGGGTATCTTAATATATCACACGCTGGCAGTTCTGCGGCTCTGGCGTCTGACCCTCTCGACGTTGTAATTTTGGACGAGTGCGACCGCATGAACCAGAATGTTGGAGATGAGGGTAGCCCTTTAGATCAGGCAAAGGCGCGCGTCAAAAACTCTCTATTCCGAAAAATCATCGCAGTTTCTTCTCCGTCGACCGAAGCCACGTCTTTGATTCATCCGCTTTACATGGACGGTACGCGGGAAAAATGGTATGTACCTTGCCCGCATTGCGGACACTTTCACGAACTGCACTTTAAGAATATGAAGTATAAGAATGAGAAAAACGAGCGAATACCCGTTCACTTCGTCTGCCCAAAATGCGGCGGCCATATCACAGAGAAAGACAAGGCGAAGGTTATAGCGGCAGGGAAGCCGGTTTCGGAAAATCCAAATCCTAAACCGGGCGTGCGCTCAGGATTCATTAACGAATTTTACAGCCCGTGGCGGACATGGGAAGAGTTAATAAACGACCTCGAACGCGCCGACACACCGGAAAAGTTACAGGTATTTTACAATACCGTTTTGGGATACCTCTGGAAAAACTTTGGCGACGCTCCCCCATGGGAACAAATTTACGACTTGCGCGAAGATTACGAGATCGGGACTATTCCCGACAAGTCGATTGTCGCTCTCACTGCTTTCGTTGACTACCAGCTCGAAGATACCGGGCGCCTCGAAATTGAGGTTATGGGGTGGAATCGTCACGGAGAATCGTGGTCAATTCAATATGATATTTTAGCTGGCGAGTCGAAATGGGAGCAGCTTGACACGTACCTTTCGCGAACATGGCAGCATCCGAACGGCGCGGCGATGTCATTACGCGGAGTAGGGATTGACTCAGGGGCAGGGACGAAAGACGTTTATAAGTGGGTGAAGAAGCATCCGCGCGAAAGAGTGTTTGCGACAAAAGGCGCCTCGAACTTTGGCGCACCGGCTTTGGGGGCATACAAAAATACAGACTATTGGTCACGAGACAAAAAGAAACTCGGCTCTCAGCGCGTTTGGATTATAGGTTCCTCTACACTGAAAATTGAATTTTACACGCGGCTAAGATTGCGGCCAAAAGGGGACGACCATAATCGAACATGGCCGCCGGGGTTTGTGCATCACCCCCACTATCCCGAAGAGTTTTTCCACCAAAGGACAGCCGAAAAACTTCGCTGGCAATACAGCAAGAACGGCACGAAAAAACCTGTTTGGGAAAAAGGCGCGGGGAAGGCAAACGAAGCACTCGACACGGGGGTTGGGAATCGCGCAGTTTATTTGATTTGCGGTTTTGAGAAATACTCTCAGGAACAATGGGACGAACTCGAAAGGCAGTACGGAGAAAACCCCGCACCGCGTCCGGCTGGCGGAATATCTAAACCTATGATTCGTAAAAAATCAGGAAACCTATTCGGCGGGAATCGCGGCGGCGGGCGCATGTTCGGCGATTGAGATTGACAAAACAGCTTAAAAAATCAAATTGCGTTCAGCCTACATGGCCGCGCCTTGCAAGCGCACATAGGATGAACAGAGTGGCCTTTGGCCGCTACCGACTTATGCGGTGATTCATCCCATTGTGTAAGTGTGCACGGTAGCGACCAGAGGCCATTAAGTTTAAGGAGCATAAAGGATGAAAATGACAATCACACGGGCGCTGGCTGAAATAAAGCTTTTAGACGCGCGAATAAATAAACAAACCACAGCGGCGATATTTATCGACTGCAAAACTAACAAACTAAAGGCGACTGCGTTTCGACACTTAGACCCTGAGTCATTGAAACAAACCGCTAAATCAGATTTTGAATCAATCATAACCCTGATTGAAAATCGACGTAAAATTAAGTCGGCTATCATGGCGGCCAATGCTGCGACGATTGTTAAGATTGCGGGCTCTAATTATTCAGTGGCGGAAGCGATAGAAAAAAAGGCGTCTATCGAATATACGAAAAAGCTTTTGCTTGTAATGAAAGAGCAGCAAGCCAAGATAACGCAGCACGCAACAAAGCATAACTCGACCATAGAAAATCAAATTTCTGAAATGCTTAAAGCGAACTTAGCGACGGCTGATAAAAAGCCAAGCGAAGAAGATTACGAGATGGTCGGAAAACCTTTTCGCGCTGCGCATGAAATGGTTATTATCGACCCGCTCGACCTCCAAAAAAAAATAAAAGAGGTAGAGGAAGGAATCGAAGAGTTTGAAAAGGAGGTTGATTTCATTCTGTCTGAGTCCAATTCTCGCACAGAAATAGAGGCGTAATACTTTCGGGGCAATGGCGAAAACACTTAAATATGGAACCGTCCGCGCTGTACGGAAAATACGGCGTAGCATCGCAAAAATGCAAAAGCTTTGGGAGCTTTAAGGAAAAGCATCTGACTATCAAACAGGCGCTGTGGTTCAAATCCACTTCATTAAAGATCAAAGATTAAACAACAAGGCTTAAAAATGAAGGTTCAGAGATTAGACTTTAAGACGTTAATTGGTAAAGGTCAAAGCTTGATTAAACCCTTTGTAAAAAGTTTGTGGGCTCCATAATCCCTGTGTTTCTTGAAGGCTGCCATTTCTCCGATTTATCTTAATACCGTTTGAGATTGACAAAGCGTCTAAGCCCCAACCGCGCGGCACCGCATGGCCGCTATCACCTTAGCAATCGCACAAGCTAACCTCGACAAAGCTAACGCCGCTTACCTTTTGGCTCTCGAAGGTCAAGGGTATTCGATGGGCTCGACGAATAGCTCACGCAGTTTTCAGCGTCAAAGCGTTGATGCGCTGTTGCGTCAGATTCAGTATTGGGAAGCAAAAGTAAACGTCCTATCCGGTCGGCATAGCCGGATAAAATACGGCGTACAGGCGCCCCGCACATGATGAATTACCCCGGCCCGATGCTCGTCGCCGGTACTTCGGCTTATAGCTCCGTCGGCACCCGTCGCCCGCGCGCTCTGAAAAACGCCCTGTTCTCTTACGGTGGCCCTAACTCTGAAATCGTTTACGATCTTCGAGAACTTCGCGCGGTCTGCCGAGACCTTTACTATAACAACGCCGACGCCCGCACCATAGTCGAAACCTATGTCGATTACGCAATCGGACGTGGACAGCGTGCGCAAAGCGTGCCAAAAAGGTCGGTACTTATCCCGAAACTTGTTGAACGCGGGTTCACAGAGGCCGAAGCCGAGAAACTAATCAGCGAATTTTCAGCCCGCGCGCGCGAAGATTTTGACGCATGGGCGAAAAGCAAAAAGTCAACGTCGTCTCGGACGATGAATTACTATACCCAAAGCCGTTTGATTCTCCGCACCGAAATGCACAGCGGCGAGGCGTTTGTGATTCTGAATCGCGAAGCACAGCCCGACGGGTCAGTAGAGCTTAACGTGGGATTGATTGAGCCGGATAGGGTTTACGACTACACACCGCCAACCTCTCGAAATGTTCTCGGCCTGATTCTCGACGAGCGCGGGCGCCCTCTTAAAATCCGGGTACGCCGAAGCCTCGACAATGTTTACGACCAAAAATTTGACACGGTTGACTTCGTGTCGCCGGTCTCAGGCCGTCAGCGCGTAATTCACATGCTCCAACCTATCCGGGCCGGTCAGGTGCGCGGTGTGCCGATGTACGCGCAAAACATCCTGACTTTTAAGGATTTGGCCGACCTGAAAAAAAACGAGCTTCGCGCGGGTGTGGTAAACTCTTACTTCGCCATGACGGTGGAAAGCCCAGACCCGAACTTTCTACAAGACATGTCCGACGAGCTTCGGGAAAAATATCACCAAGTTGTCACGAGCGGAAACGCTGACGACCTGAACCTTGAGAGCGGCGCGGTGCAGCGCCTTTTACCGGGCGAGAAAGCCAACCCAGTAGACCCCAAGCGGCCTAACGTACAGTATGGACAATTCGCCTCAGACCTCCGCGACGAGACGGCCTTTTCTTGCGGCATCCCCCCAGAGATTTATAAGCGTAAATTCGGTTCGTCTTATACCGCATCACGCGCGGCGCTGAACATCTTCAAAAAGCCCGTTGGAGCCATGGCTGACCGATACGAAACAGACCTCAATGGCCCGGTGTTTACTGAGTGGCTTTATTGCCGCGTGGCGTCTGGTAAATACTCTTTGCCCGGTTTTTTTTCAGACATGGAAATGCAAGAGGCGTGGTCAAAAGTTACGTTTACCCGCGAGCCTATGGGGAACATCGACGACGAGCGCGACGCAAACGCGGCGAATATGCGGACGCGAATTGGTCTTTCAACTATTGAGCAAGAGTCTTTAGAGCAAACCGGAAATGACTACATGTCAACCGTCGAAGGTCTTGCCCGCGAGAAAAAACAGCGCCACAGCTTAGGCATTAATCTTCTTTTTGATTCAGGTGAGGCGACCGCAATTCAGGTCGACCCCACACCTGTGGCGGAAGCCGAAAAGATAAAAGCAGAAACTGCGCAGATTCAAGCGCAAGGGGAAAACAATGTTAATCAAGACACCAATGTCCGGTAGGCCCGGAGCTTTTTGGGATATGTTTTTCGGCGCTGGCGTTGAAACCTGCGTTGACGACGGGCTTTTGAAACTGTCAATCCGGTGCGGGCTCAGTGAGCGGACGTACCGCCGGATTCAGGAAACCGTCAAAGCCGCTCAGGCCGACGACAATATCAAAGCCATTTTTTTTGACGTAGACAGCGGCGGCGGTGATGCTGCCGAATGCGCGGAGACAGCGGCAATTATCCGCGCATCCACAAAGCCGACCGTCACCTATGTCGCCGGGTATTCTGCGTCGGCGATGTATTGGCTGACCTCTGCCACACAGAAAATTTTTGCACACCCTACAGCCTTTCTTGGCTCAATCGGAGTGATTAACATTCTGCCAAAAATTGATTTTGGCACGGTGGTGGTTGCCTCAAAGTCTCCGAATAAATTTAACTCAGGCGACGACCCGGCGGCGATCGACAGGGAAAAAGCAATCCTGGACACAACTTTCGAGCAATTCGTGGCAGCGCTTTCAGCCAATAGAAACACGCCTGTTGAGAAAATCGAAGCCGAATGGGGTAAGGGTGGTTTGCTTTCAGCCGCTCAGGCGCTCGCGGTCGGCATGATCGACGAAATAGCAGATCGTGAAAAAGCGTTGACGTTCGCGAAAGCTTTCACCGCTGCGGCGCCGGTTTCTTTGGCCGCTGAAACGGAAATCGAAGAGACCGAAGAAAGCGCGGAAAGCGCAAGCGAGGAAAACGAAATGAAATTATCATGGTTCGCGACACGCAAAGCAAAAGCGGAAATGACCCCAGAAGAGGCGAAGACCGCCGAAGAAATTTCGCCCGAGTGGCTTAGAGAAAATAAGCCCGAAGTTTATCAGGCGATTTATGACGCCGGTAAAGAGTCAGCTTCGAAAGAAGCCGAAGCCGCAAAAGAGGAAGAGGCGAAACTCACCGCCCTCGCTGACGAAGCTAACACCGACGAACAAGCCGTCGTTGCGTCACTGAAATCCGGCAAGATCAAAGCCGCCGATTTTATGCGCCAGCTTCTCGAAGCCCGCAAAAATCCGTCTGACACCGAACTCGCCCGCCGCGCAAAAGCCGGACTTACTGGCGATTTTACAAAAGTGCACACAGGCTCAAGCACGGGCGCACCGCATGAGGGCGACTCGAAAGCACAAGCCGCCGCAATTGTTAAGCATCTTCAACGCGACAGAAACCAAAAGGCAGGTAAATAAACATGGCTACAATCAGCTACGACAACCTTTTCAACGAAGGTTACCCAAAAACAAAACGCTATCTCACGTTGACATCGGGGCAAAGCGTTGTACGCGGCGAGGTTTTGGCCATCGTCACAGCAACCGGAAAACTCATCACCTATACCGACGCCGACAAATCGTCTAATCCGTTTTTCGGTATTTCCCCGGACGACTACGACGCAACAGGCGGCGAGCTTGGCGGCGTCGAGGTTATCACAGGTTGCGAAGTAAACGAAAACGCACTGATTTTCTCAGCATCCGGCGACGCCGTTGACGAGACATTTACGCAAGCTTGCCGACTCAAAGGGGTGCACATCGTGCCTTTCCGTGACGGCTCGTTCCCAGAATCTTAATTAAAAAGGAAAAGGAGTAACACACTATGCCAGCACCAGTTTTTGAGGATATCCTCAGAGGTATCACAGCAGCACTTCCCGAAGCCCCGCGCCCGGCGAGCTTCTTAAGGGATTACCTTTTCCGCGCACCCGAGTTTTTCGCGAGTGACCTGATCGACATTGCGCAATGGCGCGATGATCGTGGAGTCGCAACGTCAACGCCTCGCGGTGCACCCGCGAACGTGACCGAAAAAACGGAATACACCGGCCTCGTTGTTAAGCCGCCTTCATTCAAGCCGAAAAAGGTTTTAACCTCTCTCGACCTGACAAAGCGTCTCCCCGGCGAAGGTATGACCGTAAACGGCAACAGCCGGGCAAACGCGGTCACGGCTCTTTCGGCAACGATTCTCGACCAGCTCGACCAATCGATCAGCCGGGCCGAGATTTTGCAGGCTTTCCAAGCATTGCTAACCGGCGCGGTAACTGTTTACAGCGAGACCGGCGACGCGTTGGGCACTATCTCAACAGGCCGAATAGCTGCACTGAATACCGCAAACGTCGGCACAGCATGGACAACCTCAACGGCCGACGCCCTTGGCGATATTAATACGCTGGCAGACCTGACGCAAAAATGGTCGGGCTTTCCCGGTGATTACGTTATCATGGGGCAAACGGCGGCCAACGCTGCCTTGAAACTCGAAAGCGTACAGCGTGCCCTGTCGACTGACTGGTCGGCACGTGGTCAGCTTGATAACACGCTGGAGGCAAGCGGCGCACGCAAGATGGGCCGGGCTGACGGTCGCGACTGGTGGCAAGTGCCCGACTGGTATAAGCACCCGAAAACAGGCGTTCTTACCGCATTCATGGACACAGACCGCTTTATCGTCGGTTCAACCATGGCAGGCATTACGCCGCTTTACGCTCTCGTCGATGACGTGGAAAACCCCGTCGCCGCCGAGCGTCATATGAAGGCATGGCCGGACAAAGAGGCGGGGGCGTACATCTACCAGATGCTGACCGCCGCTCTCATGTTCCCGCTTAATCCAAACGCACACGGCGTGCGGCGCGCTACCGGCTTCTAAGCCTTGCGCGATTCGTTCAAAGCTGACCTCCGCTCAATCACGAGCGGAGAGTTTGCAGAGGAAACCCCGTTCAAGGTAAAAGACCTTGCCGGGGTTGTTCTTTTAGATGGGGCCGACTTCAACCCTCCATGGCTTTTAATCTTCGATTCAGACTGGGTAGAGATTCAACCGGACGGCACGGGCGTTGCAATGCACACACCGCGAGCTTTCGTTCACCTTGAAGACATAAACAGCGAACTCGACGAACCGCTTTCAGATCAAAATATGCTGGAAATCAACGGCGAAGATTTCCCGATTGCTGACGTTCGAGACCCAGAAAACGGATTGGCCGCTGTGATTCTCCGCGAGGCAATATGACGAAAGGCGCTGAAATCGTTCAAGCTATCATTACCGAGCTTTCAAGTATTACGGCCGTGGCCGGTGTTTATGACTGGCGGACGTTGAACCTTGATTCGATGGAGCTTCCGGCCATAAATGTAAAGGACAACGGCGACGCGCCGACGCTCTCGCCGACTCAGCGAACATACGAGACCATGGAAAAAATCTCAGTCGAGATTATCTCAAAAGGCCGCGATATTCAGGAAAAACAAGACGCGAACGACCCGGCGGTCACTCAGCTTCGAGAGATTCAAGAAGCGGTGGAAAATATCCTTATCCGCGAAAATCAGGTACTTGGCGGAGTCGTCCGTCGCCTGATTTACACCGGGTCACAGGTCGCATCGTCGAGCACGTCAGACCTGACGGTCATGGTTCGGACGCTTACTTTCGATGCTCAGTGGGAGCGAAACGTATTTCCTCCATGAATTACGTAGAATTTATAACCGGTAAATTTACCGGAAAAACGGTTCACATCGTCGGATCCGGGCCATCGCTCACCGGGTTTGATTACCGGAAACTTTCAGGGAGGACTATAATCCCGGTAAACCATGCGTATAAAAAGGTGCCCGGATATGCTTTCAAGGTAGCCATCGACGCGAATTTTTTTAACCGGGAAGATGCGGAGGCTATCGGGCGCGGCTTGACTCTGAGCCCTGCGCATGCTGCAAAGGGGCCGGGAGTTATCAATTTTCGTATGGCTTCGCATTTCAGCGCAGAGCCAGGGCCGGTCTATGCCTATGGGTCGTCTGGCTTGGCCACGGTAACTATAGCCTTACAGGGCGGCGCTGAGCGGGTTATTTTGTGGGGTTTGGATTACTGTTTTCTTGACGGTCGGCACCATGCCACACAGGGAGAATTTAAGCACAGTCAAGGCGAAGGGCGCGAGCACATCTTTTCCGCTCAGGCTTCGAAGTTCGCGGTGTTCCCGGCTGAAAAGATTCTCAACGCCTCTCAGGCATCCCGCATCACGTACTTTCAGAAAGTCACCATTGACGAAGCAATTAAGTATTGACGGCAAGTAAAGCGCCCAACCGCGCGGCCTTACGAAATTTTCCTTTTAGAGAGGTACACACATGGCATTTACAGGATGGTTTGGCGGCGCTCGAAACTTTCAAGCGGGCCAATGCAAAACGGAAGTTAAACGCGTTGTCGACGGTTCATGGGAAGACGAATCAGGGTGGGAAGACCTTGGAAAGTCAGATCATGTGACCATGACGCCGAGCACGGATTACCTCGACCTCATGTCGATGCAGGACGGCTCAAAGCCTGCCAACGCTCAGATAACCGGCCAAGAAACCATGGTCGAAATCGGCCTCGCCGAAATGGTGGCCGAAGCTTTCGAGCGTACCTTTCCCGGTGCGTCAATCGTGCGCGACGGTTCGGACATCGTTGGCGTTGCCATCGTCAATGCGATGGGCTCACGCCTCACAGATAATCTGTATTGGATTCGTTTGACGAAATACGTCAACGGCCAACCGTCCGAAGAATTGCTCGACCGCGTTTACATGGTGTGCGCGCCACGTATCGAGTCAGGCGAATGGACACACGACCTTACACAGCAGTTTATCACTGTCATGTTTAAGAGCTTCCCGGCATCGGCTGACTACGTACCGGCGGGTGAAATCGTGCTCCGTCCGAACTCTGACGGCGACGATGTACCGGCGCACGTCTGGACGATGCTCCCTGAAGAGGTCATTCCGTAATGCTGATTGAGTTTATCACAACCGAGACCGGGCGGGCCGGTCTCAAAATCAAAACTGAAACACTCAATAAAACCTTGCTTCGCCGCAAGGTTATTTTGTCTGAGCGCAAGGCTTTTCTGGAAAGCATCACAGCCCTTGAAAAAAAAGCAGCGGAGGCGCAAGAGAAAGGCGACGAAGATTCAGCACTTGAGCACTCGATCGAAATGGTTTTAACCATGCTTGAAGGCATCACGCGCGAAGACTTTGACAGCATGGACATTTACGACATCCGCGAACTTTCGGAGGCAATGGCAGAACTCATGCAGAATGGCGGCAAGGCTGGCAAAAAAAAAGAATAGCGTACTTCGAACGGGTTCTCAGGGTCTCGACTCTCAGCCTTTCAGACTTTGAGAACTTAGACTACTCAGACGCGGAGGCGGCAGAGGTTGCCGCTCAAATCCGCGAGTATGAGAAACAAAAGGCGGACTTGGTTTATATGTCAATCGCAAACATAAACACAAAGAAAGCCTCTTCAGCAAAAACAAAAGTTATCAATACTCTTGAAAAGTCGATTCGCAATTTGCGAAATCAAATCGGCGTAAAGCAAGCAGCGGGGCCGGACGTGTTCGACATGGCGCGAAACCAGCGAGGCGGAAAAGGTGCCCGTTAAGGAAATCGTCACTAAGCTTACCGTCGATAATGCCGACGTAAAAAAGAAATTCAGCGACGCGGAAAAAACGGTCTTAAAGTTCTCGGCCGTCATTGCCGGGATATCGGCGAGCATGTCGGCGGCGGCGGTCTATACCGCGCAATGGCAGGACGCAACCGTCAAGGCTTCGCGCGCGGCAGGAGTCAGCGTCGAGACGTTTTCCTCTCTGGCGGTCGCGGCTGAAAAATCAAACGTCAGCACCGAAGAGCTTTCGAAGTCTTTGGGCAAGCTGAACAATACTACCCCCGAACTGTCCAAAAACTTGGCAACGGTTGGGATATCCGTCCGCGATACAAACGGTCATTTAAAGACCGCTGACAACCTGCTTGGCGACGTAGCCGAGACGATGAAAAAATACAAAAACCCGGCCGATCAGGCGGCGGTGGCTACAAAGGTTTTTGGAGAGGAGGGCGGGAAGCTTGTCAACCTACTGAAAGACGGGAAAGCCGGACTCGCTGCGGCGCGGGTTGAGGCTGAAAAATATGGCCTTGTAGTTTCGGAAAACGCAGCGGCGGCAGCGGAAAAATTCAACGACGATTTAACCGAGACAAAGAACGCAATCAAGGGCTTGACTTCATCGATCGGCGAGTCTATTATCGCTTGGACCAATCAAGGCGGAATTATGAACGTAGTGCGCGACGCAATCGCGGGCGTGACTCAATTCTGGCGGGGGCTTTCCGCTGAAACTAAAAATGTTATAATAACCACGGGCGCAATCCTTACGGCAATGGCCGCTCTTGTCGCTGCGTTTATCGCATTGAATGCTATTTTGCCGACGTTAAAAGCCGGGCTCGCGACAGCCTTCGGGCCTATCGGGATTGCCGTCATGGCCTTGACCGCTGCCATTGCGGGGCTTTTGAAGTTCTTTTCCGAGTATGGAGAAAGTGCCCGTAAGATATTTCAGCCGGTAGTGGATGCAGCAACAACCGCATGGAATGCCCTTAAAAGCATGGGCACGGCTATTGCCAAAATCTTTACAACGCCAAACGATGCAGAGCTTCAGAAGTCATTAGAGCGCACGGGTAAAAACATGGGCGAGGCTCAAAAGGGTGCGTCCGCCTTTGCCAAGGTTATGGCCGCTCTTGCCGCCTCAATCTCGACGGTGTTTCAGATCATCGCGGGAGCGATTGCCCTTGTGGCAAATGGTCTTGAAACCGCATCGAAGCAAATATCAAATTTTAATACTTTGGTAAAGTCTGCCTTTTCCGGCGCATCCGACGAAGCTTCAAAGGCATGGCGTCAGATGACTATCGACGCTTACAAGGGCACGCAAGAAACTAATAAAATTCTCGTCAACTTAAAAAATGGTCTTCAGCAAACATGGAAAGAGGCGACAAACCTACCACCGCCGAAGCTGACTTTCGACACAAAGGGAGCACAGCAAGAAGCGAAGAAGACCTTCGACGGGGTTCGCAAAGAAACAACGGCATTAGGAATTGACATCACAAAATCCATGGAGCAAGGAACGAACGGCGTCACCCGTTTTAACCGCTCAATTTTAACAATAGCAGACTTTACAAAAAAGGCCGCGTCTGAGGTCGTCGGGTATATGGGCGGCATCGGCGATGCAATGAAAGCCGTCACCAACGTAATTACCGGCGCCTCTAAATATAATACACAAGTACAATTGCGAGACCTTGAGGTCTTGACCATCCGCTCAAAAAAAGCTTATGAGGAAATGAGAGCGGCGGCGGATGCCGAGGAAACCGCAAAGGCGGCGGCTCTCGAAAAGTCTTACGATGACCAGATAAACGCCCTAAAAGATGCCGAAGCGGAAAAGACGGCGGCCATAGAGTTCGAATCTAAACAGAGGTTATTACTCAACGATGCGGAATACCAGACAGCGAAAGCACAGGCAGAGGCAGCACACGCCGCGTTTATGGAGGCAGAGCGCGTCAGATTTGAGGAAGAAAAAGCCCTCATGGCAGAGCGCACGGTCGACAAAGAACAGCGTCGACTCAATGACGGCGTTATGGATGCGAACTGGCAGGCATACGTCAAAGCACAAGAGGCGCTTTTCCAGCAACAATTAAACGACCTCGCGAAAAACTCAGGCGACAAGAAAACAAAAATCGACTCTGAGGCAAAGGCAAAACTCAGCGCGGCTACAAAGCAAAACGCGGACGACATCAAAGCACTTGAAGCGGCAAAAGCCGAAGCTCTGAAAAAGACCGAAGAGGAAAAAAACAAGCGCCTCGCTCAGATCGACTCTGACCGGACAGCGCAAGAGAAAGCCGAAGAAAAGCGGCGTTTGCAAATTCAGTATGACGCAGAGGTGCAGGACTTCGAGCAGACGAAAGCGGTCAAGATTACTGACGTTATTATTTCAGGTATCACAGCGGCAGCGAATGCTTTCGCGGCTCTTGCGCCTATTCCGTTTGTCGGGTGGGGTCTCGGTATCGCGGCGGCAGCGGCCATCACAGGCGCCACGGCGGCGAGCGTATCAGAGATTAACTCACAGCGTCCGGTCAAACCGGCGGCGCTCATCGCTGAAACTGGCGGTCTTATCGACGGGCCCCGACACTCTCAGGGGGGTGTAGATCTCAATGCCGAGGGCGGTGAGCTTATCCTTTCACGCGGTCGCACAGCGGCGCTTTTCGATGCGATGGACAGCGGCGGCATGGGGCCGACTATTAACGTAGTGATTGAATCCGGCGCGATAAACGCGGTAGGCTCTGACGGGAACCTCGCGTCAATGATCGGCGATATGGTAGCGGAAAAGGTTGGTACGGAAATCCGCCGTTTGGGGATAATGGGGGCGTAAATGTGGTATCTTCGCAACGGCACGGACGAGCTTTTACTCGGCACGGTGGACGACTATATTCCCGAAATTGAGACGCCAGAACTACCTTTCAGGGTAAAAATCTATGAGCGATACGGGCGCGATGGCGGAGACGTAACTGGCGACCGTCAGATCGGATCACGAAAATTCAACCTGATTTTGCAGGTAGGCGCAAAGAATGACGCGGAATACTACACAAAGACCGATTTACTCTATGCGATGCTTGCAACCGCAACGCCGGACAAACTTTACCTGTGCGACGATAACACCGACACAGATTACTCTAAACGCCTTTGGATTGTCCCGGCGTCGATAAAACCAAAACCAAAAGCTCAAGGTAACTACCGCCGTGCGGAAGAGTGGACGATTCCATGCTTTGCACCCGATGGCGCATGGGAAAGCCCCGCCGAGATCGAAAGCACGGACAGCGGAGGCTCGACGGTGGCAAGCGGCGGGTCTGTCGCGGTTACGAATGACGGGCCCTTAACTGCATGGCCGATAATCATTATGACTTGCGCGTCAGCCATGCCAGAATTTCAGCTTGTCAACGGCGCAAACGATGGTGTATTCCGGTTGGGCTCGGCTCTGTTTGTTCCAGGTGCGACATTGACCATCGACTCGCGGGAAGGGACAATCGAAATTGACGACGGGCTCGCGGTCACTGACGTTTCGTCTGCGCTCGCTGAGGGCACAGGGCTTTTGAACTTTCCGCCCGGATTAAATACAATCACCTTTACCTCTACTTACGGTTCTGCGGGTATTACGATTCAGCACCGGACAAGGCGGCCATTTTGAGCGCGCCCGGCTTCGGCGGTTCAGTATTAGGCGAAGAGGGGCTCGGGGGCCCCTCGTCTCCGTTAGGGGGCTACACACCGGCAACCTCAAGGCGGCGCAATCAAACCGGGTGGGGCTACGATCACCGGCTTTTTAACCGGGCATATGACTATACAATCAGCCCGACGACAAACCCCGGCAGCGGCGGAAACCTGACAATATCGACATTAACCGGAGCAATCCTTGGCACTATCCGCACTGACAAACAGCGGTCAGAGATTTCAGAACTGACGTTTACGATAGACCGTAACGGATGCGCGGACTTTTCTCTCAAACTCTTGCGCCCGCCACGGTTTGCCATTGAGCCTTTTTCTATTGTAAAATTCAATGTCGGTAACTCAGATTTTAACTGGTTCACGGGTGCAATCACCGTACCGCCGACACCGGGGACACAGAGCGAGCCTTTGATTTATAAGGGGTTTGGGTTGCGCCGGTGGCTCGAAACCCTGCAACCGCCGGACGGGTTCACGGAATTTTCAGCCGGTACGGATACCACAACCATTATTGCGACGCTGGCAGAAAACGGCGTCTCTCCGTTCTCCCCTATCTCTTATGACCCGGCAAAGATCGGCGACCTATCCGGGGTGACAATCGCGGCCGACCTTGAGCTTTCAAAGTTCAGCCTCCGCAAGATTTTTGACTTTTTCCAAAAGCTGACACAGACGCCAGACTATTATTACTTGTGGGGCGTTGACGGAGAGGGCGCGTTTACGTGGACGAAATACCTTCGCACAGACCGCGTGCGCTCGTTTTTCATTGGCTACCAGATGCAGAATTTTCAACCGCAAGAGAACTATGAGGCAGTAAAGAATACAATCTCAATCCACCGAGACCAACCGGACGGAAGCGGTCAGGCGGGCTTTGGCGTGGTCGGGCCATTCAATGACGTGTCGTCGATTCACAAGTACGGGCGCAATGAACTGATTCAAAAAATTCCGGGGTATATTTCAGAACTCGACGCGCAGACCTATGGGCAGGCTTTATTGATCGACCTTGCAGAGCCGAAGACGTCGGCAAAGGGCGGACTGTATCAAGCTTTGACGCAGCGCAATTACTTGGCGCAAGGCATTTACCGGGTTTTTATGCCTTTGGGCAGATACCGCGAAACGGTCAGCGATTTGGACGTGGACGACGTTTCAGAGTTTGCCATCGGCGGTTCTGGAGATTTGTCGGTCGAGGCGGACACCGAGATTTACATGTTTGCGAACGGTTGCCCGCGTTTCGACTTCGAAGCAGCAAACGGACAGACGGCGGAGCTTTTCATCGACACGAAAGGACTTGTAAAGCGCATCGCTTTCTATGCCCGCTCAACCCGCGCCGGGTCTTTCATGACCGTGGGGATAGGCGTTGACGCTTGGGACGAAAACACGGTAAGGATTGCTTTTCCTGCCGCAGCCGTTTTTACGCCGATCATCGTTGACTTTTCCGGCGCGAATATCCGGGACGCGAAGTATTTTGGATTCAGCATAGATGAAGAGTTTGCGTCTGCAACCTCCGTGTGGATTGATAAACTCGACTTTGAGTTTGTCGGGCATAAGACATACCATGTCGAATTGAATCAGGCGGTTTACTCTTACACGCCAAATCAGGTAGAGGTCAAGTCTCAGTGGGGCACCCCTGCGGCGGCGCTCGTCGAATACGTGGCGGCATTGCAGCAGCTTACCTCTGAACTGCAAAGCGCCGGTGAGCTTAAGTAACGCTTGACCGCACGTTTTAAGCGCAACCGCGCGGCGACATGCCCGGCGAATTAAACAGCCCTTACCGCTTCGACCCCTTTGACGGAGACCCAGACACGGCGTTTCGTCCGCGGTGGAATGAAGGCGACGAACAGCACGTCGCGGAGCTTCACGAATCAAACGGGCGTTACGGCTTTTTCCTTTTCGAGGCTCCACAACTTCGCACACCTTCGACAGTTACGGTCGAGTCATTGGCCACGGGTGGCGGCGTACTGACTGAGGTGCCACGGTTGACGGTTCCCTCTGCCGATCAATTCCGCGTAGATTATGACGCTGATGGATACACCGGCACAGGCTTTGTCGAGGTGCACGAGTCGCGCGACGGCGAAACCTTCGTGGTTGGTTATCATGGCCTTGGCACCCCTCCCCGGTGGCTTACTCACTTGCGGGCTAATCTCGACGTGGCTTTTGACATGGCCGTGGCCGGTGATTTGGAGGTGGTCGGCGATGCTGACGTGTCGGGAGAAACTACCCTTGAAGGCGACGTAATACTTGCGGCGGATACCGGGGCGGAAATCAGCGCGAGCGGCAAACAAATTCAGGACGTGGCGAACGCGGTCGACGATACTGACGGTTTACCGTTGGGACAGGCTGAAAATCTCGTCGAGTCTCACGGGGTGACCATTTTGACGGGTTCGGGAAATTGGACGCGGCCGACGGGCGTTGACAGGGTGTTTTTTGTGATTATCGGGCCGGGAGGCAATGGCTCGACGGCAGCGGGTGGCGGTGGTGGCGGTGGTGGCGGTGCGGCGGTTTATGGCGTGGCCGACCTTGACGCAATCGGCGGCAGCTCTTTTGCTTATGTGGCCGGAACGCCAGGCAATGATACAACGATCTTCGGCAGCACAGCCGGAAAAGGTGCAAACGGTTCGAGCGGCACGGCGGGCGCTGGCGGTACGGGAACGGTCGGCGCTAATGTTACGGGTAAAGCGGTGTCCGGTGGGGCAGGCGCGAACGGCTCAGGCGGTGGCACGGGCGGCGGCGGCGGCGGTGCGGCCGGTGGGTTCGGCGGTGCCGGTGTGGCCGGTGGTAGCCCTGATGGTGGCGAATCAGACGGATTCTTTGCGGGGCCGGGTGGCGATGGTACGGGCGCAACTGGTACGGCTGGCACGGTTTACGGCGGCGGTGGTGGTGGTGGTGTCGGTGCGGGTGGCGCCGGGGCAAATGGATTTATTTTAATCATCTACTGATCATGGCAGATACAGACTTTCGCTTCGACCCTTTCCGCCAAGTTTTCCGGCCGGTGCCGATATCAAATGAAGTACATGTCGCGCAGTATTTCGACGCTTTGGGGCGGGTCGGATTCTTCACCCGCGAAGCCTGTCAGCGTCGCTCACCTTCGTCGGTGGTTGTCAAGGATGCTGCGCTCGTCACTCTCTCAGAGGTCAGCCGAACAACCGTTCCGGCATACGGAAATTACCGCGTCGATTATTCCGCGCTCACTTATTGGTCACACTCTTTTGTAGAGGTGCACGAGACGCGAATCGGGCAGACGTTCACAATATCTTACCACGGTCTCGGCATGGGGTTAAACTCGTCTTTTCGTGCGGATGATCGGTTCAACCTCGAACGATCTGTCACGGTTCAGGGTGGCATGACGGCTGAGAGTCTGAGGGTTTTGGGCGAAACAATCTTGCGGGGGTCTGTGCTTTTGGCGCTCTCGACCGGCTCGACAATCTCAGCGAGCGGGAAACGGATAAAGGACGTCACAGAATCCCTGTCAACTGACCTCGTGTCTTTGGGTAAATTCCTTGGCTTAACGCGCCGGACACAGCCTGAAATCCTTACTGGTTCGGGGAATTGGTCGCGCCCGGCCAACGTGTCAAAGGTATTTTTTGTGCTTGTCGGCCCCGGTGGAGATGGTCACAGCGCGGGCGGCGGAGGGGGCGGAGGCGGTTCTGTTTACGGAGTCGCAGACCTCGACGCCATAGGAGGAGACATGTTTGCATACGTAGTAGGGGTTGTGGGGATTGCGACAACCATGTTTGGTTGCGTTGCGGGTGCCGGGAATTCGGCAACTTCGGGAGGCTCTGGCGGTGCTGGCGGGACCGGAACGGTTGGGAGCACAGGGATAAATGGCGTACCACATACTGGCGGAAACGGTGCTAACGGGTATTTTATCGCGGTTGCCTCTGACGGCACGAACCGTGTAATGACGTCACAAAATGGTATCGATTGGTTCTCACGCACAGCCTCTGAAAATAATACATGGGTTAGCATCGCTTACGGTGATGGCCTTATTGTATCAGTTGCTTCTACAGGCACGAACCGTGTAATGACATCGCCAGACGGTGCGGTATTCACATCACGCACAGCCGCTGAAAATAATACATGGTTTGAAGTTACTTATGGGAACGGACTTTTTGTTGCTGTTTCTGCTGATGGTGCTAATCGGACAATGTCATCGCCGGACGGCATAAACTGGACTGCACATTTAGAATCTGAAGTTAACGACTGGACGAGCATAACTTACGGCGCTGGGCTTTTTGTGGCGGTGGCTCAAAACGGCACGAACCGTGTAATGACGTCGCCAGACGGTGCGACTTGGACGAGTCGATCAGCGGCAAGCGCGAATGGATGGCAAAGCATAACTTACGGCGCTGGGCTTTTTGTGGCGGTGGCCGGTACATCCGGTGTCAGTAATAACGTAATGATATCAACCGACGGAATAACGTGGACAAGCAGAACTACCCCGGGTACTACTGGCTGGCTAAGTGTTACTTATGGGGGCGGCCTTTTTGTTGCCGTTTCGGCTGAAGGCTCAGCTCGAATAATGACTTCACCTGATGGGGCTACTTGGACTGAGAGAACCGCCCCTGAATTAAATAATTGGTTTAGTGTAACGTATGGGAATGGCATTTATGTAGCTGTGTCATCAACGGGCACGAACCGTGTAATGACGTCACAAAATGGTATCGATTGGTTCTCAAGGTCTGCGGCAGAGAATAATGGCTGGCTTGATGTTAGATATATCCCGGGGGGTGGAGGTGGAGGCTCGGCCGGTGGGTTCGGTGGAAATGGAAATCATGCGGAAAATGGCAAACCCGGAGAGCGCAACGGATTCTTTTCCGGTCGTGGTGGCGATGCAGTAACCGCCCCTGAAACTTTCGGCGGTGGTGCTGGAGCTAACGGCACCGGAGCCGATGGCTTGATATTGCTAATCTATTGACACACCGTCTTAACCCTTACCGCGCGGCATTATGTCCGACGCGGTAAATCTTCGCATAGACCCCAGAACAGGTGAAAAGAATTGGACAGACGACATAAGCGAAGAACTCGACGTAGCTGAGTTTGATGAACTCCCCGGCGTCTTTGGGGTTCTCTTAACTCAAGTACCACACCCCACTGAAATAAACGTCTATCTTGCCACAGACCCCTCTGTCCCTCTCACCCGCATTACCACAACCGGCGAGCCCTCGTCGTCTCAATTCTGGAGCGATTCAGCACAGCTCAAGCCCCGTGGCTATGTCATTGTAAATAGCTCTCTCGAAGGCGAAACGCTAATCATTATTTACAAAGGCGGCGGGTATCTCGCACACAAGCGCGTTTTAGAGACCGTCATCCCAGAAGGACCACCGGGGCCGCCGGGCGGAGTCGATACAGTCTTTGGGCGCAGTGGCGATGTCGTTGCGACTACCAGTGACTACACGCAAGATCAGGTGACAGACGGTTCAACCTACAAGCAATATTCACAGACAGAAAAAACGAAGCTTTCAGGAATCGCGACGGGTGCGGATGTCACAGGCACCGCAATAAACGCCACGTCAAAAGGCACCATCGTTGACAGTGACCGCTTCGCCGGGGCGAATTCTGAGAATTCAAACTCTGTTGTTTATTGGCTGTGGTCAACGATCAAATCCTATTTGCAATTGCGATTTTCGGCAAAGTCTGCTTGGTGTAAGTTTGACGGCACAGCGTCAGACCCTATAACAATAGCTGCCGGTTTTGGTGTAACTAACGTAACAAAAAATTCCTCGGGGGACTATACGGTAAATTTCTCTACCGCGTTCACAGATGCAAATTACGCAGCATGCGTGACAGTTAAAGGAGATGGAGGTGCACCTGATGGCGTCGACATTACATCACAATCGACGACAGCATTTCGATTTAATGTTAAAGACGTTGATGGCAACGCGGTTAACTGCTCCATTGTAAACGTAATAGTTTTCGGAAATTAGAATAATGGAAATGCTGAGCGAAACATTTTACAAAATAACAGAGGATTCCTTGCCGTTTTTTCTATACCTTAAAGAAGTAGTGCAGGCCATACCAGAACAAGACTTTTACAAAAGCGTGGACATGATAATTAAAATCGGCGGCATCACGTTTGGCGCTGGTGTGACGTGGGCTGTATTGCGAGCACTGGGCAAGAACCTTGATGAACTCAAAGCCGGGCACACCACCTTGATAAATCTGGTGTCAAAACATGACACCGAAATCGCCCTACATGACCAACGAATCGAAGTTTTAGAAACGGCAAAAAAGCCAAAGAGGAAACCATGAAAATAATTATGAAGGGGCCAAAGCCTCTACACTTCGCAATCAAAGAATTTTACGGGGTGAATAAATACCCGTGGCAAGAGCGGAATATCATCGTCGCACGAGACACGACAGTCAACGCAGATAACACCTTCCAGGACTGCATAGCGATTGTCGGCGACGATGGGCTTTTTGCTGCACGGTGTGCAGCGGTTCCCGGTACAAAATGGACACCTGAAACGCGCAAAAAATACGGCGTCCGCGAAGGAACAATCAAGCCCGGTTTTTACCCGAACGTGTGGCGCTTTGGAAAGCACAACGGAAAAGCGTTTATTCAGGTTGGCCCTCTCGATTGGTTTGAGGATGTCAATTTTGACAAAAAAGTCAGTGCGGGTGAGCGAGTTTATAAAGCCGACGTGTGCGCGATAAATATCCACCGCAAGAATCAGGACAACGCGAAAAGCATCGACTTTGCAAGCGCGGGGTGCATCGTCCCTCAAAAGCATGCCGACGTTGACAAGATTGTCGAGCTTTGCGGATGGACGGGGCCCATTGATAGGCCACCGACGCGCCGCTTTAACGGTCTAATCGTCGAAGCTGACTTCCCATTTTTCAATGACCTGATGCGCTTAGTTTAACCGTTGACGGCTTGGCGGTCGTCTTACCGCCGAGCGCATGGGTAAAATCTTAAAAAACGCAAGCGGGCGCGACAAGACCCGCATCATTACCATAATTCTTTGTGTGGCTCTCATGCTCTATGGAGTATACCAGCCGGTAGCGACTTCCTTTGGGGCGTGTGTCCCGGTGGATGCAGACGGCCATGCGCTCAAAAGCATCGCGGGCAAAAAGTTTTACATGGATAATGTATTTTTGATTGTCGGCGGTTTCGGACTCGCGGTCGTTCTCGGGCTCGTGCAGATCATCAAAGCAATCAAAGGCGGTGCCAACGGTGCGGGCGGTAATTAATGCTGTGGTTCGACTGGGTGGTCTTGTCCCTTGTGCTCGCTTTATTTGTGTGGGTTGGCTGGCATTTGTGGGGCTTGGATTTTCTGCGTGTCGTTCGGCGCAAGGCGTTGGGGTGGTTCAGGCCGAGAGAATCAAAGACCGAACCAAAGACGCCCGCGCCATTGTTAAAAAGTACGATATCGAGAAAGAAGACGAAGAAGCCCTTTCGCAACTCTTCGACGAAATCGACGAGCAAGCCGAAACGCTCGGCAAAGACCGCGACAAAGAAGCGGTAAAGGCAGAGGACAACGCAATCGCCGCGAGTAAGTGGCGGTTTCTGATTGGCGGCCTAATCGCCGTTGCCGTGCTCATAGGTCTTTGGTTTGGGCGTAGTTTTATTATCCGCATACTTTCCGGCGGCATAGCGAAATAGCCGCCACACACCCTCGAACGTCAGCACAAGGGACACAGCGCCCAAAATTGAACCGGCCACATATTCCCGCGCGCCCGGTATCGCGTCCGCTTTATCGCATAGATGAAGCAGCAGAGAAACACCGCCAAGACCGCCGACACCGGCGCAGGTTATAAAGAGGCAAAGGCTCACAAGGTTTTTCGTTTTCATGTCCGCTCATGCCTTGTGTGAGTGAGGCGCAAAGCACTTTATTTACAGGCATAGATTATTTATTATGTCACCTAAAGGTGTATAATAATCCGATAAAAGGTTGACAAAAGGTGTGCGATTAGTCACAGGCCCGCATGACACGGGAAATGACAGACGAGCAAAAGCGACGGCGGTTTCGGGTTCAGTCTCGAATATGGCTGGTAAGGTATCACGGGCTTTACAAGACGCGGGCGCGGCTGGCGTATTTCATCCGCAAAGAACGCTCAGCGGCACAGCTCAAAGAACACCGCCAGACGCTTGGCGAATGGCTCAAGGGGCGCAAGTGATTCTCGTCTTTGTGCTCGTGTGGATTAGCGGCCTGACGGTTGGTGTCGCTGTGATGCTATTTACAGTCGGCCTTGACAGGCAAGCCATCGGGTGTCTTTGCTCGTGCGGCATAAACTTAATTATCGCAAATCAAATTTACAACAAGGTTAAAGGGAAACAATGAAAAAGAAGAATAAGAAGGAAAAACCATTTACGGTTCCATCGGATGAATTATATCCGATGCCGCTTTCAGGGGTTCCGGTATGGCTTTTGCCATTGTTCACGGTGGCGTTCATGTTAGTCGTGATTTTATCAGGGCGCCTATGAAGAAAGAAAAGGCAAAAGACGAAAGGGTCGTCGGCTTTAAGATGCGCGAGACATACCACAAGGCAGCGGTAAAGGCGGCAAAGGCTGACCGGCGCGGCGTTCAGGTGTGGATTGAAAACGCAATTATCGAAACGGCAGAGCGTCAACAAGACGCAAGGAAGGCGAAAAAGTGAAATCAGGATTCAAAAGATTTTTGCCCGCGTTTATGGCTGGTATGTTTTCTGGTATGGCGCGAAGTAAACTCGAAGCAGAGACGCAAGGCGCGGCAAAGCCACCAGGTGTGCGAATCGGGAAGGCGAAGGGCGGCGGCAAGCGGCGCGGGTTCTTGTCAGGATTGCCACGGAGAGCGGCTGGTGGTACAGCGTTGGGCATGGCTATTTTTCAGTACCGCGACAATCTGACGGGCCGCATAAAGTACGGGCGCCCAGACGAGCAAGGAAGGCGCGATCTTATGTCAAAGAACTGGCACCGCGAAAACAAAGGGGGTGGCGCGTGACTCTTGAACGCATGGCCGCGTGTGGCGAGCTACTAAAGACGATGAACACACAATCTGAAATCCTGCGCAATTTGCGGGATGTTATCGTCATAAGCATGGAAG